GTACAAAATGGTCCAGCAAGAAGAGAAGCAATAGAAATAGCTAAGAATCTAGCTGACAGTGGTCTAATGACAGACAACATGATTAGGGAGATGAAAGCTAAAAATGACAAGAATAAATTTACTAGCTTTGCTGATGGTAAAGAGTATTATTACAGTGATTATTTTGCAACAGACATTGCTGAAATAGAACAGAAAAAAGCTGACTATGAAAACGCAAAGTACAGACGTGAAAAGACAGTACTAGAGATAACACATAGAAACCAAACAGACAAACTACTAGAAGAGTTAACACCTGAAGGGGGGTTTGAGTTTGATGAAGGATTTACTCAAGATCAGATAACACAATTTAAAAATCTAAAAGCTAATCAATTATCTAGTGGTAACTACGACGATAGAATTGATACTATTCTTCGTGAGATGAACCTAGACTCAAACCAACTAAAAGCAGCAAAACAAGAAGCATTAGAATTAGCTAAGAAAGGTTTATTAACTAAAGACAAACTAAATACTTTTCCTGTACTTGTTGCATCTGATGGTAACTTGCAGAATATTGCTAATACTATTGACGCTGGTAATGGTCAAGGTAAAGATAATATAAGTTTGTTAGAAACATTTATTAATAACGAACTTAGTGTTAAAGGTACGTTTGGTGAGAAACAAGTAGCTAGATGGGCTAAATCAGAATATGCAAAGAAAGTAGAAGCATATACTGGTAAGGTAGAAGACCCACATGGGTTAGCTTATCAAGATGTTTTAAATACATTAAACAGTGCTGTAGAAGCTAACAAAAATGGTGAATCCCATCCACTACGTCAAAACAACAAGTGGGGCATAGCTACAAATTTTGGTGAAGATTTTACTAAAGTAAAGACTGCACAACTAGAAGATTTTACAGATATTAGAACTACAATTAAAACTGTGCCTAATGCTGTAAATACAACACCTATGTTTTCTCCTCAGTATTTAGAAACCTTTAACGATACGTTTGGTAGTTCTGCTGGTACTATTCCACAAAAAGCACATACGATTGCTGAGATGCATAATGCTATGTATCCTGAAGATCAGATAGATGCTTTTGAGGTTATACAAAGACAACGTGAACTTGTTAACTTAGAACGTTTAACAGAACCAGCATTCTTAAAAGACTATAGAGATCTTGACCCTGCTGAAATAAAGAAATATGAATTATATAAAACACCTAACTCAAGCGTACGTATTAACGCAACCTCTGGTAAAGAAAATGTAAATATTATACCTTACGAACAAGGTGGATTATTTAAAGAAATTGCAGAGGCTAATGGTACAACATTTTCTGAGTACGCTGCTGCAATGGAAATACTACCTAAATTAGATATAGACTTTGGAGTAGAAAATCCTTTTGCTCAACTAGATGATTATGAACTTCTTGAGTACAACAAAGCTGTATACAAATATAGTGGTGGTACAAACAAAGAAGCACTAGCTAACACAGTAAGAAAAGACTTTAAGTAAAATGAACGACGAAGTATTGAATGAGATAGAAAACGTAGCCCCTATTATTACAGAAGAAGCTAAAAAGCTGTTTGCTGAACAAGACGCCGAACTAGGACTCACTCAGCAAACACCTGTAGACCAAGGTCAGGGACAACAAGCTACTACAGATCAATCTCAACAGGTTTCTACGGAAACAACACAACAACAATCTACACCAGTCGAAGCTCAACCAGTTGAAAAAAGAGGTCCTACTAGAAAGGAACTAGATCAACGACTAAAAGAAAAAAAAGCAAAAGGTGAAAAAGTTACTTTTGCAGATACTTTTGGTGGTCAATCAGCAGATTTAAGAAATCCTCTTAACTGGGCTAACTATGCTTCTGCTGCTGGAGCTGGCTATGTAGATTTTTTAACAGACACTGTAAACCTTATACCCGGGATAAACTTACCTAAGTTACCTAAGTACGAAAGTTCTACTTTACAAGGTATAAGACAAATGTCTTCAATAATTATACCTTCACTAAACCTTTCTGGTTTTTTAAAAAAGCAAGGCGCTAGTGCTCATGCAAAACTAAAATGGGCAATGGGTGACAAACGACTTATGAAGTGGTTTGGTAGTGCTGGTATTGACGCTGCTGCTGGTGCAATAGTAGACCAAGTTGTAGAATTTAATGAATTTGAAGACAACGCATCTGGTGCATTAAAGAAGACTTGGCCAAGCACTTATGGCTGGATACCAGACGACATTGCTACACTCGACACCGATAGTCCTGATACTAAAAGAATGAAAAATAGAAACGAAGGCATAGGTCTTAGTTTTTTTGGTGATTTTATATTAGGAGCTACTAAGATAGCTAGGTCTATGAAAGGTGTAGATGATGCAACTAAGTGGGTACCTAAGAATGAAAAAGCAAAAGAGTTTGTAAAAAACACTTGGGGTAAAGGCACTAAAGATGGTGGTGAAGAAATAACTATAAACAACGCTAAACGTGTACAAGAGTTTAATGAAATAGGTAAACGTAATTTATCTCTAGCTACAGATGCAGACGGTAATATTAATTTAGATCAACCAATAAAAGGTGTACATGATATATATGATGACTACGAAGTAGGTTTTAGAACAACCGACCCCGGAGGTATCGTAGCTGCATCAGTCGACGTTGTACGTATTAATAAAAATATTGACAGTGTACATGGTAGCGTAGGTAGTGTGTTTTCTGACTCTGCATTAAAAGAAGGTCTTAACCTTGATGATGCTGGATTAGGAACTATGAAACAATTATCTAAAGATTTACAATTAGATATAGAATGGCACTCACCTAATGGTCCAAAAATAACACATGCAGAAGTAGTTAAAAATGGTGAAGACTTAGCAGCAGCTTTGTATGATATGGATGTAGACGAGATGAAGCGTGTCATAGACAACTTCTCTGGTGTAGACGTAGACTCAGGTACTAGAGTATTAAACTCTGAGGGTTATGTTGGTGTATTCAATGCTATTAAAAAATACTTTGATGACTACATGAATATGGACTTAGCTCGTGCTCAAGCTTATGTTGGTAAGTCTATGGCTGACCAAGTGAAAGATATGGCAGAAGGTGCTAGATTAATGAATGGTACTGCTGCTGTACAACAGGCACAAGAACAAGTCTTAGATCGTTTACAATATCTAATGAATATAAAAGGTCAAACATCTTACGCAAGAGGTAGGGCACTTAATATGATAAACCTTTGGAACCGCATGAAGAAGTTAGACTTTAGAAATCATGGTGGTAAGAAAAAGGTTATGGAAAATGCACTAGCTTTTATGGAAGGTGCAAACAAAGAAACATTAGATAATTTAAAAAATATAACAAAAGAATCTGCTGAAACTATAGACACCATACGTCAAATAAATGCAGAGCGACCAGAAATGTTAAAACCATTAATGTTAGCTTATGAGTTTACTGACGGTAAAGTTAACAACATAGCTGAACTAAATAGATATTTTGCTAATTCTACTGGTATAATGAAAAAAGCATTTATTGATTTTGACCCAGAATATGAGTCAATGTTTATGCAAGGTGTTTGGTCTAATATATACAACTCTACTTTGTCAGCTATTGGTACACCACTAAAAGCTGCTGCGTCTAACATGGCTTTGATGATAGAAAGACCTATTGCTACATTAGCCGGAGCGGTGATGCAGAGAGATATGGATATTATGAGAAGAGCTAGTTACATGTACTTTGGAGGTATAGGTGATACTATGCAAAAATCTTTCGATCACATGAGACTTGTGTTTCGTAAAGCATGGACAGACCCTAACTCTGTAGGTTATGTAATGAGAGAAGATATTGCAATTAAGAACGAAGGTCAGATAAAATCTCTTAGAGCATTTGCAGAAGCACAAGAAAAATCAGGTAACTTTGGTCCTTCAGGAATTGTTGACAGGATAGAAGCTATGAATGATATAGCTAATCATCCATGGTTACGTTTTAGTGCTAACTCCATGACAGCGTTTGACGGATTTACTAGAGCGTTTATCGGAGCTGTAGAAACTAGAGGTAAAGTATATGACGATATGATAAAAAGAACTGGTAAGAAAAAACTAACAGCTAAAGGTATTGAAAGGTTAAATAAAAAGTATTACAGAGAATTGTTTGATGATACAGGCATGATTACAGATAAAGGTGTAGAATTTGCGTCTAAAGAAATAGCTATGAACTTAGACAGTCCTGCTGTTGATAGTTTTAACTCTATTATTAAACGTTTTCCATTACTTAGACCTTTTTTCATGTTTCCTCGTACTGCAACAAACATGATTAAATTTACTGGTTCACATAACCCAATGGGTCTAATTGTTAAACAGTTAAATGAATATTCAGAACCGTTTGCTAATCAATCAATAAGCAATGTTAGAAACTTACTAGAGCAAAGAGGTATTACTGGTTTAGCTGATGACAAGCTAGAAATGGCGTATGAAACAATACGTGCAGAATTAAAAGGTAGAAAAGCTATAGGTGCATTTGCCGTATCAGGTGCAGCACTTATGTTTACCTCTGACAGATTACATGGTAATGGTATTTACGATAAGACTAGACAACGTACTAGAAACCAACTTGGTTGGCAACCTAGAAGTTACAAAGGTTGGGATGGTAAATGGTATAGCTATGAAGGACTAGGAGCTATAAGTGATTGGATTGCAGTTACTGCTGACATCATGGATAACTTTGACGTAATAGGGTCTGATGGTACTTTAGATACTAATACTATGGATACTTCTATGGCAAAGATGATGTATGTGATAGCAGCTAACTTAACAAACAAAACATTCTTAGCTGGTATAGAACCATTGTACGACGTACTACAAGGTAACCCAAGTGCAACAGCTCGTTGGACTGCAAGTTTTGGTAGTAGTTTAGTACCGGGTAGTGGACTTAGAAATGAGCTATCTAGATTAATGAGTCCCGGAATCAAAGAAGTAGAAAATGAATTTACACAACTTTTAGCTAACAGAAACCCCGGTTCAAAAGGACAACTTCCTGCTGCATATGACTGGGTAGATGGTGGTAAAGTTAGAGAACCAGACAGTTTCTGGACAAGAGCATGGAACGCCTACGCACCTGTATTTAAGGTAAGAGACGGTATGTCTCCAGAAAAACAGTTTCTTATAGATGTAGAGTTTGACGGTAGACCACAGTTAAATACTGATGGTAACGGTGTTGAACTAACCTCAGCACAAAGATCAGAAGTTACTAGATTAATGGGTGAAGATAAAATCTTTAAAAAAGCCATTACTAAAATTATGAACTCTGCTGACGGTAAAAGATTTAGAGCTGCATATAAAAAAGCTGCTGAAACTGGTGCAGAAATAGATAGAAAACAATTTATATTATTACATCAACGACTACGTGAGGCATTGTCAGACGCACAATCGTTTGCCATTGGTCGAATCTCAGATCGTAGTAATGTTGAACAAAAACAATACTATAATGCAAAAATAAAAGAAGCCACCCAACTTGGAGACGTAGAAGAAATTTTAAGACTTCAAGATCGAGCAAATCGTTTGTAAAAACAAATGGCAACAACTGAACATTTTTATACGGGTAATGGTTCCACCACCACTTACGCGTACTCATTCCCAATATTGCAGAACTCTGATCTCAAAGTAGAATTAGACAATGTATTAAAAACTGAAAACACAAGTGGTACTAACAACGACTACTCCATTTCTGGTACAAACGTTGTTTTTAACTCGGCTCCCGGGTCAAACGTAGAAATTCATATTTATAGATTAACAGATGTAGACTCACCTAAAGCTGTATTTGCTGCTGGTTCGTCTATTAGAGCTAGTGACTTAAATAATATAGTAGATCAAGCTTTATATTCTGCACAAGAACAAGTGCAAACTATAAAAACTAATGATCTTCAAACTAGCACTGTAACTACAGTTAAAATAAAAGATGCTAATATAACAGAAGCTAAATTAGCTACTAATTCAGTTACAACAGATAAAATAGCTGACAATGCTGTAACAATGGCAAAGTTAGCTGGAGGTACATTACCTACAGATATAAGTGTAGTAGGTACCAATATTACAGATCTTTCTGTTGGTACAGCTGATATAGCAAACGGTGCAATCACAACAGCAAAACTAGGAGCTGACGCTGTTGATGGTACTAAGATTGCAGACGATGCAGTTGACTCAGAACACATAGCTGCTGACTCATTAGATACCGAGCACTATGCTCCTACATCTATAGATTCAACAGCACTTGCATCTAACGCTGTTACATCATCTAAAATTACAGATGCTAACGTAACAACTGATAAAATAGCTGACAGCAACGTAACACTTGCAAAGTTAGCTAATGATTTAAAACAAACTACAGTTACAGACGACGATACTAAATTACCAACTTCTGGTGCTATCGTTGATTATGTAGCTGGACAGCTGTCTACATTTGGTGGCTTTACAGCTATAGCTAACGAAGTATCATTTCCTAATACACAACCGCAATCAGGTGCTACTGTTAGTATATCAGACGCAGCTGGTTTAGTTGTAAATAGCAGTGGTACAAGTACAACAGGTAGAACTGTAGGTGGCTCTACTGTTACAATAAACAACATACCTTCTAACTTTCATAGCTCTACTGTAACTACAGGTGTACGTTTTATTGTAACGTCAACTGGTTCTGGTCAGATATATAACTACCATAAAGCTACACTTGCAGAAAGTGATCTTGTTGGTCTTAGTGGACAAATAAATGATTTTTCCGAAAGATACAGAGTTGGTTCTACAAACCCTACAACTAATAATGATGCTGGTGATTTATTCTTTAATACTGGCTCAAATAAATTACTTGTATATAATAGCTCAACTTCTTCGTTTGAAGAAACACAGTCAGTCGGACAATTTTTTATAAACACAATATCTAGTTCATCAGCAACTGGTGGAGGCAGTGCAACATTCAATGGTTCAGCTTACAGATTTACACTTAGCAACGCAGGAACAGTTGCTGAACAACACCTTGTTAGCATCAATGGAGTCATTCAGAAACCTAACAGTGGAACCAGTCAACCAAGCGAAGGCTTTGCTATCAACGGTGGGGATATTATATTTGCTTCCGCTCCTGCTAGTGGTTCTGATTTCTTTATCATTACAATCGGGTCAACAGTAAACTTAAATACTCCTAGTGCAAACACAGTTACAACAGGAACTATTGCTAGCGGAGCAGTTACAACAGCAAAGATTGCGGACGACGCAGTTGACGCTACAAAGCTCGCTAACACGTCTGTAACAGCTGGTAGCTATGGTTCATCAACTTCTATCCCAAGCATCACTGTAGACGCTCAGGGACGTATTACAGCAGCATCTGGCAACTCTGTTAACACAGATGTAGTCGGTGACACATCACCACAACTAGGCGGTGACTTAGATACAAATGGTTTTGAAATTGCTTTAGACGCTGACAAATCTATTACATTTGATGGCAAAGGAAACATTGAATATAAAAGCAGCCAGTTTCAAATAACTAATAGTACAGGCGATATATTAATAGACAATAATGCTTCTGGTGGAGATACCAAAATCTATACTAATACTGATTTTGAAGTTTATGTAGACGATGGTGATGAAGCTATTAAAGCAATAAAAAACGGAGCCGTAGAGCTTTATCACAACAATGTTAAAAAGGTTGAAACAAGTGCAACTGGTGTTACCGTAACAGGTACAGTAGCTGCAACATCCTACACAGGTGACGGTAGTAGTCTTACAGGTGTAGCTTCAGCAGTAGCTGATGGATGTATTTATGAAAATTCACAAACTATATCTAACAACTACACAATATCAACAAACAAGAACGCTTTAAGTGCTGGTCCAATTACTATAGCAAACGGCGTTACATTAACAATACCTTCGGGTAGTACATATACAATAGTTTAATTATGGCAATACAAATAAATGGTAATGGTACTATCACAGGTATATCCTCTGGTGGTTTACCAGCTGGCATCGTAACGTCAGCAACTCTAGCTGATGGAGCAGCAACAGGCTCAAAATTAGGTTCTGGGTCAATTATTCAAACAAAATCTTTTATTTATACTGATACAACTCAGTCATACAATACAAATGGCACTTGGAACGCAACTCCTGTTACAGTACAAATTACACCAACATCAGCATCTAATAAAATTTTAGTTATGGCTACCTTAACGGCTGGTAATGCTGGTAGTGGAGAAGGTGCAGCTTTTAAAGTAATGAGAAGTGTTGCTGGAGGGTCTTACGTTGATACTGATTCATTAGGAGATGCAGCAGGCACAGCAAATAGAGGTGCAGTAGGTGGTTTATATGATGAAAACTTAACAACTCACACAGATTGTAGATCTATACAATTTGTTGATAACCCTGCAACAACTTCAGCTATTGATTATAAACTTTATCTTTATTTATTTAATGGTGCTGTACCAGTATTACTTAACAGACCAAATACGGCAACTGCTGGCGAACATATTACAGGTGCTTCTTCAATAATTCTTATGGAGATTGCATCATGAGTTCAATAAAATTAAAACATTCTGGTGGTAATGCAGTATCTCTGCATCCACCAACCTCTGCACCATCAGCAAGTGACGTGCAGTTTAAACTACCTACATCAGATGGTAGTAGTGGGCAAGTATTAATGACAGATGGTTCTGGTAATTTAAGTTGGGTTACTTTATACTCAGGAGTTACAATGCTAGATCAATGGAGAGTAACTTCTAATACAGCAGGCGATCAAGAGCCAATTCAAAATAATTTAGAAAGAGTTGATAATGCTAGAAATGCGTTAATAAATCCCGGAATGACAGTTTCCTCTGGTATTTGGACATTTCCTTCTACTGGTATTTATGAGATTTATGCTCAAGTAGTTTCATACATTAACAGTAATAGCAACAGAGAATTACGTTTTTATATGTATACAACAACTGATAATGGAAGTAACTGGAATGACTCAATACACGCTTATGATCAGCAGTATAATAGTAGCTCAAACACTTGGGCAACATCACAGTTTAACTATGTTATAGATATTACAGATACAAGTAATGATAAAATAAAGTTTTATTTTTCACCTGACGCAGCCGATACTAATGTTAATATGAGAGGACATACTGATGTTAATTATAGTTGTTTTACATTTAAAAAAATAGCGGAGACATAATATGAGCAGAATATTAGTCGATCAAGTACGATCAAACAGTGCGTCAAGTGATGCACTAACTTTAGACGGGTCTGGTAATATAACAGTTCCCGGTAATATTACTTTAAGTGGTAATGCTACTCTTAACGGTACAGCTACTGGATTTCCTAAACCTAAAGCACACAACATAGTAATTAACGGAGCAATGAACATAGCCCAAAGAGGTTTAACAGCATCAGGGTCTGGGGCTAATGGATTTTCAACTGTTGATAGGTTTGCAATGTATCAAGCAGGAACAGATGATTACCCAGAAACAGCACAAGCTGACATAGCAGCAGGCACAACTCCATATACAGAAGGTTTTAGAAAATCATTTAAAATTACTAACGGAAACCAAGGAAGTGGTGGACAGGCAGGAGATCAACTTTATATAAGTCACAAAATTGAAGCTCAAGATATGGCTACAAGTGGTTGGAATTATACTTCTAGTTCAAGTTATATTACATTGTCTTTTTGGGTAAAATCAAGTGTTGCACAAAATTTTTATGCTTATTTAAAAACCGCTGATGGCACTTCACAAATCTATCCTTTTGAAACTGGTACTTTAACTGCTAATACTTGGACAAAAATTACAAAGACAATGCCCGGTGCAGCAAATATACAATTTGACACTGATACAGAATCGAATAGGGTATCTATGGGAGTAGAATTTGCTATTGGTCTCTTTTTTGGCACAGACTATACAGGAAGTCTAACTTTAAATCAATGGGGCACTTGGAGTTCGTCAAATAGAGCGCCTGATTATGGTACATCTAATGATGATTGGTACGAAACAAATAATGCAACATTTGAACTTACAGGAGTACAACTGGAAGTAGGAGATTCAGCATCAGATTTCGATCATAAAAGCTACGCACAAGATCTTCAGCTTTGTAAACGCTACTATGAACAATTTACACCTAAATTACTTTTGATTGGAAGATACAGCAACAATTATGGTTATCCTTATACTCAATATTTCTATATGGTAGAAAAAAGAGCAGCACCAACTGGCAGTCACTCTGGCACTTTTATTAGTTCTACTGGTTATGCTGGTAATCCTAATTTTTCAGATTTAGCGAAAGACTCCGTGGCTTTATATGCTAGTAATCAAGTTGATGCTGGAGGTAACCTTTATGTTCACGATGGTGGCAGTGCCTTAATTAAATATGATGCGGAGATGTAATAATGTCTTTTACTTACAAAAAACTTAGACACCCTTTAACTAATGAAATAGTTACAAATACTATTTTGAGAAAAGAAGATAATGCTTTTATTCCATTTGACGAAGCAAACAGGGATTACCAAGAGTACCTTGCTTGGGTAGCAGAAGGAAATACAGCAGAGGAGGCTGACTAATGGCATTAACACAAGTAAGCACTGGCGGTATAAAAGACGGTCAGGTGCATACAGCTGATCTGGCAGATGGTCAGGTTACAGTTGGTAAACTACACGCCGATGCTCTAGACCACACCTATACGCTAGGAGCAAGCGGTTCAGATCACTATACATTTACAGGAGAGGGCTTGACCGGAACGGTTAATGACCCTACCTTGTATCTGACACGTGGTAAAACATACAGATTTGTAAACGGTAACTCTAGTGGAGCACATCCGTTTCGTATACAAAGTGTAGCCGGAGCAGGCGGCACAGAGTATAATACAGGCGTAACAAATAACGCCGGAGCTGGAGGCTCTACAATAATATTTGAAGTACCACATGACGCACCAGATGTCTTATATTATATATGCACATCACATCCAGCCATGAATGGTATATTATATGTTACGGGAGCTGTAGCAGATGGTAGTATTACTTCTGCTAAAATAGCAAACAACACTATTACAAACACAGATATAAGCTCAAGTGCAGCTATAGATACAACTAAAATATCAGGGCTAAGTAATTCTGCAACTACAGACACAACTAATGCTTCTAATATTTCATCTGGTACATTATCGACTGCAAGAATGGGGTCAGGCACACCATCAAGTGCTAACTTTTTACGTGGTGATGGAAGTTGGGCTCCTCTTTCTGTTGATAATATAGAAAGAAATTTAGCTCAACTAGCTTTATATAGAGCAGCAGATCATTCTCAAGCTAAATTTAATCTTCCAAATGGGTATGTAGATACTTTTACAGATAACACAGGTGTAGATACATCTGCCAGTACAGGAGAACTTTTAACAAGTAATTATTATAGTGGATTTTCGTCTAGCACAGCTAACGCTACAGGAGGAACTGTAACTACTGTAAGTGGATATAAATATCACGAATTTACACATACAGGTGGATACAATGGTACTACAAGTCACAACTTTGTAGTTCCCGGAACTGGAACGCTTGAGTACCTTATTGTTGGAGGTGGTGGACGAGGAGAAAGTTCACACACTGGATGGAACCAAGCTGGTTACAGTAAAGGTGGACAAGGTGGTGCAAGACAGCATAATGCAAGTTTTTCAGCTACAGCTCAAACATACACATTAGTTGTAGGTGGCGGTGGTGAAGGCTGGACTTCTAGTGCTGTTAATGCTGGACAAGCCTCAAGCGGGTTCGGTGTTACTGCTAACGGTGGAGCTGCTAATTATAACACTGGTACAGGTGTTGACGGTGGATACTACGCTAACTTTAGTCAATTCGGTTACTCAACAAACACTTATGCTGGTGGACTGGGTTGGTTTGGAGGAAATGGTGGTTCTGGTCGTTCTGATGGTGGACCAGTTTCCTATGGTGGTAAAGGTGGTGGAGGACATGGTGACAATGGTTCACTAGGTGCTGCACAATCTGGAGGTAATGGCGTTGGTGGAGGCGGTGGTGGAGCCGGAGGGCTTTACGCTGCTGGAAACGGCGGGCACGGAGTTGTTCTTGTTCGTTATGCCGATGGTGCTTTTACTACTTCAGTTGAAGGTGGTAATATGTCACTTCAATCCAACACAATTACTGCATCTACAGCCACAACTAGAGTTTCCTTTATAGCAAATATCGAAGAAGCTGCTGGTAATACTGATCTAGATACAGATATGATTGCCTACGTTAGTACTGATAATGGTTCTAACTGGACTACCTTAGATTTAGATAAAGGTAATTCTGATGGTTATAACGGTTTTTCAGATTGGGGTACAAACAAACGTATTGTTGGTGATGTTAACGTAACAGTGCCATCAGGTACTCAGTTAAAATGGAAAATTGTTACAGCAAACCAAAGTGCATCTAAAAATACAAGAGTACATGGAGTTGCTTTAACTTGGGCATAAATATACCCAATATAGTAATACCACCAATACAAAAAATAGAAACAATATCTATACCTTTACCTACAGCAGATGTACCATCATACATTCCTATGGTGGTACCGCCTAGCGACTTAGAAGCTCCTGAAGGAGTAGAAGCAGAGGCAAAAGATGAACCGGCAGCAACAGGTATTAGAAAAGTAGACATACCGTTTACAGATTTTAAAATGCCTGTTCCGGAAAATGAAATTTTAGTAACGGCTGGGACAACTGCGGTTGTCTCTGTAGCAGCCACCCTTACAGCTACAGCAGCTTTTAAATGGGCGGTTACTGCACTTAAACCAATACTAAAAACAGCATGGAAGAAACTAAGCAACCTAAGAAAGGGTTGATAGGTAAATTAAAAGACATAGGCGAAGAAAAAGAACATCAACTAGAAGTTTTAGGAACTTTAGTTAGATTAGGCGTAGTTGTCTGGTCTGGGTTTATTATTACAATGAACTATGTCGATATACCGATGGTAAAGAAGTCTGGAAACAGCGATATCACTTTCGTAGCCAGCGTTTTTACGGGCGCGTTGGCAACGTTCGGTTTGACTACTGGCAAGAATGGCAGTAGCAAAACACCTACAAATTGCCCAATGGTAAAGAAACCAGAACAAAAATGAAGAAACTACTTCTAGTTCTGGCTTTGCTATCACCCAGCATAGCAAGAGCTAATACTGTGACCCCACAATTTACTTCAGGGTCAATGAACTCAACGACCACTACCACTCAAACTATAGTGGAGACAGAGCAGCGTCAGGTCTTCGGAGCTGAGCTGAAAAC